ATCATGTTCCAATAAAAGAATATCAAAAATATAAACAAAAATGTAAACAAAAATCTAATAATAATCAAGTATCAATAGGAACATACATAAAACAATTGGTATCTACACAACCATATTTTTTTGATATTTTTATAGAAGAAACTTATGTAAAAGAATTTAATTTTCCAGTAAAGGGGTCAATAGGAATACATAATATTAAAAAAGAATTCAGTAAATGTTTTATAACAAGTCTAAGAGATAAAACATCGTATCCTAATGTTAGATGTCATCTATCAAATTTAAGAGAATCTTTACCTTATAATACATTAAAAAAAATAATTAGTAAACAAAATATAATAACAGATGAAGATTTGAAGACTCTATTATTAGGTAATATAAAAAGTGCTTCTAATGTTTGTAATCAACAAACAATTGATAAAATAGATTTTAAATTATTTGAATCTATACAAAAAATATTATTAAAAAGTCAAGATAAAGTATTCAAACAATATAACAAACTTTTACCAGAACAATTAAGAAAACAAATTAAACAACATGTTATTTTGTATGCTTGGGAAACCTATTATAAATTAGACTTTTATTCTAAAAATGTTGCAACAAGATGTAAGACAAAAAAATCAAGTGAAAAACATGTTAAATTTTTGCGAGACACTATAATTAGAGCTCCTTTACTTGATTATTACATACTACTAAGAATGTTTAGGACATTCGAAAATAAAAATCCATATACACCAACCACAATGAATAATATTATTACATATGCAGGTGATGCACATGCTGGAATGTACTCTTATGTATTAGATAAATTAGGTTTTGTTTCTACATATTCAAAACATATTTGTGTGGAAGAAGGAGCATGTATACCTATCAATGATTTTAAATTTAGACAAATATAAATTTCTTATAATTAATTTACAAATATAAATTAATTATAAATATTTTAAACCAATTACAACATTATTCAATAGGAATTATAATATGTATATAATCACCATCTCTGTCATAATTGTGAAATGCACCTACTCTACCACGATTATTTATGTCATAAAATTTCTTGTTTGTTTTTACAACTAGAAAAATGTTAGTATTACTATTAATTACAATATCAAGATTATATCGCAGAAAAAAATGTCCTTGCCACAATGAGAAATTCATAAAGAATAGATAGTCCTGAGTATTTTGTTTAAGCTGATAATCAATACGATTATCAGCTATTACTCCCTTGTATTTATAAGCCTTAGATTCCCAATATTCTGATTCTTGATCCTTAACAACACATAAAACATGTCCTGTATTACTATCTATAAAACCAAGAATGGTTTCTGGTGCAATACCTTCTTCCCTAGCCTGTTGATATCTTTGTTGTTGAAGTGCATCTAAAAGTTGACTATCAAAATTATCTTGTGATACCAAATCCATACCAAGTTTACACACAATTGTATCTAATCTTCTTGGTATTATATTATTAAGCCTAGCACGTCGTAATCTTCGTGCTGCTAGGGTTCCTTGTTGACCTAAAACTGCTAGTATATTATCAATAGTGTATTGTGGTCTCCCTTCTTCTCTTTGTCTGTAATAAGCTTCTTCACGTTGAATTTGTTGTTCTTCAAATGCTTCTATTTCTTCCCAGTTAACCACTCTATCTTCATCCATGTCAACCACTCCATCAAATCCCACTTCACTTTCTTCTGATTCTGTGTAGTATGCTTCTGTTTCTGAATCTGTGTATGCTTCTAAATCTGAATCGTATCTTTCTGTATCTGCATCTTCTATTTCTATTTCTGCTTGAGTTGGAATATGATCAATGTTTCCTTGTAAAAAACCTATAAAATCGTTGTATAATCTACCATGTTGTAACGGATGTAAAATCATCATTGAATATGGAAGTTCATATTCACCCACATCCATTGGAAAATTAATAGGATCATATAACAAACCCCTTTCTTTCAAAACATTAAATAAATAACTTATTATATCTCTATTTGCTTTAAATAAAGCTTGATTTACTGGACGATAACCTAGTTGTTCTCCCAATAAATCAGCCCCATTATTAACAGAATCAACCACTAATTCAATATCATCTGTATCTATTCCTCTTATTAACTCATCAGTATAATCTGTTGCCATTTATATATATATATATATATATATATTTTTTTCATTATATAAATGGATAAATTTTGTAACACATTTGATATTGAAGATTTTGAAAAGTTATCAAATGATACTAAAGAAAAGTGTAAACATTTAAGTAAATATATTATTAAAAATAGTAAAGGTAACATACCACTAGCAACAATTATTTCTAATTATTACAACAAAATACCATTAGAAAATTACAACAATATTTTAGACCCATGTTCTGTTAATGCTTTATACAATAAAGAAAAAAATATGTATGTTGTTGTATTTGGGGAATACCATAACTCGAATTTACGAAGACAACATAACAATGGTAATCAAGTACAAATAGCAACATACATAGAACAATTGGTATCTACACAACCATATTTTTTTGATATTTTTTTAGAAGCTACCTATCGTAAAGATATGTGGTTTATAACCAACTCACAAGCAATAAATGATATTCAACGAAAAATGGAAAGATGTTTTGTACCTATTGCAAGAAAAACATCGTTTCCTAATGCTAGATGTCATCTAGCAGATTTTAGAAAATATTTACCTTATAATACATTAATAAATAAAATTGCGGAACAAAATATAATATTAGACGAAGATTTGAAGGCTCTGTTATTATCGAATAATCCATATGCTGCTGCTGCTGCTTTAAACAAACAAACACTTGATAAATTTGATTTTGAATTGTTTAAATCTATACAAAAAATATTAGTTAAAAATGAAGGTAAAGTATTAAAACAATATAATAAACTTTTATCAAAAGAATTAAGAAAACAAATTAAACAACACATTCTTTTGTATAGTTGGGAAAACTATTTTAAAAAAAAAATTTATGCTGATGTTATAAGTTCTAAAATAACAATTCATCAACATAAAGTATTAGCTATTAATAATTTGAGAAGCACTTTAATTAGAGCTCCTTTACTTGATTATTACACACTCATGAGAATGTTTAGGACATTCGATAATAAAAACTCATATACACCAAACACAATGAATAACATTATTATATATTCAGGTTTTCAACATTCTGGATTATACTGTTATGTATTAGATAAATTAGGTTTCGTTTCTACTTATTCAAATAATAATTGTAAGAAAAAAGAAACATGTGTATCTATCAAAGATTTTAAATTTAGACAAATATAAATTTCTTATAATTAATTTACAAATATAAATTAATTATGAAATATTTTAAACCAATTACAACATTATTCAATAGGAATTATAATATGTATATAATCACCATCTCTGTCAACATTGTGAAATGTTGACACCTCAATATGGGAATTTACATCATAAAATTTCTTGTTTGTTTTTACAACTAGAAAAATGTTAGTATTACTATTAACTACATTATCAATATTAGCTCGCAGAAAAAAATGTCCTTGCCATAATGATAAATTCATAAAGAATAGATGATTTTCTTGATTACTTCTGTTAACATCATATTCAACACGGTTATTAGCTATTACTCCCTTGTATGTATATCTCTTAGAATTCCAATATGCTAATTCTTGTTCCTTAACAACACATAAAACATGTCCTGTGTTATTATCTATAAAACCAAGAATGGTATCTGGTATTGTACCTTTCTTAGCCTGTTGATATCTTTGCTGTTGAAGTGCATTTAAAAATTGACTATCAAAACTATCTTGTGATATCATATCCATACCAAGTTTACACACAATTGTATCTAATCTTCTTGGTATTATATTACTATTCACAGCATGTCGTACTCTTCGTGCTATTAGATGTCCTTGTTGACCTAAAATTGTTAGTATATCATCAATAGTGTGTTGTCTTTGTTGTGCCATTTCTCTTTGTCTTTCCATTTCCATTTCTCTCTGTCTTTCCACTTCTGGTTCTGGTCCTATTTCTGCTTGAGTTGGAATATGATCAATTTCTCCTCTTACAAATTCGTGAAAATCACGGTATAATCTACCATGTTGTAACGGATGTAAAATCATCATTGAATATGGAAGTTCATATTCATCCACATCTATTGGAAAATTAATAGGATCATATAACAAACCCCTTTCTTTTAAAACAGAAAATAAATAACTTAATATATCTCTATTTGCTCTATCTAAAGCAAGATTCATTGGACGGTAATTTAGTTGTTCTCCCAATAAATCAGCCCATTATTAACAGAATCAACCACTAATTCAATATCATCTGTGTTTATTCCTCTTATTAACTCATCAGTATAATCTGTTGCCATTTATATTATATAAATTTATTTACAAATGAATAAATTTTGTAACACATTTGATATTGAAGATTTTAAATTTAGAAATACAAAGTAATTTTCATCTATAACTCTGTTATTAACTCATATGTATATCTCTATATAAATTTATTATAAATAAATTTATTTATAATAAATAAATTTATTATAAATGGCATATCCTTTTGAAATAGAAAATCTAAAATGTTTAAGTATTAAACAGCCATGGGCTTCTTTAATTATAAAAGGTATTAAAAATATTGAAAATCGTAGTTGGGGAACAGATAAAGAGAAATGGTTTCTTGTACATGCAACAAAAGAATATGACAAGAATACTCTAGAAAATAAACCCAACATTGTTAATAAATTAAAAACCATTAATTGGAGAAATTTTCCTACAAGGGTAATACTTGGAATAGCACACATTACAAATGTAGAATCAGAATGTGATATTGATAAATACCTTTGGGCAACTGGTCCTAAATGCTGGCATATTGATTTTGTATATGAATTTGATACCCCAATCAATTCAAATGGAGCATTAAGTTTTTGGTCTCCTAGTAGTAATGCTATGAGTAAAATAATCAAAGAATTATCTAACAATAATTTTTTTCAAAGTCTATACATGTATCAATTTTGTAAAACATTAAATACTCTATACCTCAGTAAACAAGACAAGAAAACCCATAAAATATCTAAAAATATTGTTTCTAGAATATATAAAAATAATAAATTCAATGTTCCTAATAAATTACAACTAAATATTCTTTATAATTATTATAACTACCCTAAACCAACAATAAAACCATCTAAACCAAATCAATGGGATAATACTCAAGGATTTATCGCTACTCCTTTATACATAAAAGGATCTGATAAATTTAAAAATCAATTATTAGAAGGTGCAAATAATTGGTTTCATAGTTATCTCAAAGAGTATCCAGAACTAAAAAAATATAATCTCACTAATATTGAAACCCTGAAAAATTTAATGGACTCAAAATGGAGAAATAAAAACCTAACCAAACAACAAAATAATGCAATAAGAATTGCTCTTAACGGAGGAGGCAATGCACAATTTCATCCATACAAAGGTTGGAGATTAAGTGGTTTTGGAATATGGTCTCATATCAGAGGGGCAAGATATGTATACAAAACAGTACTTCCAGAAACTTTAAAAGTATACAAAAAATTATATAACAAGCCCATTAAAAATAATTCATTATCTCACTTAATATTCAAACCTCCTTCTGAAAAAAGTGGTGAACTTCAACCTCATAATGATAGCGGAACTTGGAATCATATGTACACTAGATGTTTGTTATGCGACTCCGTCTCTGAGTGGGTTGAAAACTATGGCATTCAAGTACTTACCCACATAGAAGGAGCTAGGAAAAATCAAGGGGGGCAAACTACAATATTAGGACCTATGGATGTTCCTACATATTTAATTATATTACAACTTATTCATCCTAAAACTCCCCATGATGAATTGCCTGTACCAACCGAAGGTTGGGATAAAGAATGGTATACAGCATCAGGACCAAAATTCTATAAATGGTATAACAAAGAAGTACTACTTATTATAAACAGAATAGTTAAAATTATAAAATTAGGAACTAAACCAACCAATGATAATGACAAAAAATGGGTAGAAAAAGTTAAAATAAACAACTATTACAATACATTAGTAACAAAAGCATCTAAATCAAAGTATCAAAAAATAGAAAAAATAAAAATGCTTCCTTCAGAACCTTTCAACTCTTCATATACAGTCGCATGGCCTTCTGGTTTTATTCATGGTTCCGATAAAACAGGAAAATTTCCTAGATTAACTTTAACTATCCCTTATGATAGTGTAGGTAATAAAGAAACAAGTAAAAGAGGTTTTAATCGATTAAAACTTCTTTCCGATAAAAATATGGAGAAAGTTCTTCAAGATAGTAAGCCGTATGCGAGTGGAGTTGTTCATAAGGCAACAAAAACAGAAGTAGAAATATATCCATATTTTCAACATATTTATCTAAAACCAGAAGATATAGATGAAATTAAATATTTATTCGACTAAATAAACTATAATTTATTTGAAATTTTAAAATATTAAAAAAAAAAAGTTTAAATAAATAAGACATGAAAAGATTAGATTGGGAAAAACAGAAAAAAAAAATATCTAGAAAATCTTTAAAAAAAAAAGAAAAAAAAATTAAGAATAAAA